ATTAGTCAATCAATGAGCGAAATAATGGAAAATAGGCTTCAAATAAATATTGTTCCAGGATACATCAAAGATCATGAACAGTCTATTGGTGGAATAGTTGGAAACGTAAATGATTTGTCTACTCCTCTAGAAAGATCAAAATATACTGTTGATTTTATTGAGTCTCTTGGCAAAATGATAAAAAGTATAGATCATTCTACTAACGCAGAAAATGAACCATTAAAAAATAGCCTAGATATTTTTATTTCTACAACAAATAGTTATGTATTAGAAGCAGTAAAAAAGTATAATAACAAAATCATACTTCCATACCACATATATAAAAGAGGGTTTTGGTCAGATGTTCATAAAGATCCTTCATTAAAAATTCCTATCGATATCAAAGACACTGAAGTAATGATAACCATGACACCTATTATTAGAAAAACTGAAGAAGAACTTAAATCATTGCACAACTACTCCTTAAGGCCAGTGTGGAGAAAAGGAGAAGTTCCAAAAGTAATAGATGACACCGAATACTTTACTCATGAAAGTTTTGATGAGTTTGTTAATACTCTTGAGCAAGATGGCATAAACCATTTATTAATAAATGCTGTGCCAAGGCAAGAAAGGAATATTATTATTCCATTTATCAAACAGTATTTGGATTCTAAACAATGATAGAATTTAAGTCATACGACCAACTTTCTTTTGAACCATTAGGAACCTGCAGCGTTATTGGCTGCGATGTTGATGGAGAAAAATTATTTAGCACTGAAACAAAAATTTTAGATATCTGTTTAAATCATTACACACAACTACAAAAATCGAGGGAATAAATGAAAGAAATATTACTATCACTATCAGTAGGGCTTACTTTAGGCATAATTATCCTATCAATAAGCGCAATATCCCCAATTAAGATTCCAATCCCTGCTCCCCCAGTTTTTGCTGGAGTTGCTGGTATAATTGGATTATGGCTTGCTCAACCAGTTTGGACAGCCATATCGAAGTTCATATCCTAGGAGGAATAAAATGAATGAACAAATTAAAAATGCACTAGCGTCATACGGACGATCAGTACTTGGAGCAGCAACAGCAATGTATGCCTCTGGTGTAACTGATCCACAGACACTAGCATACTCACTACTTGGAGCACTTGTGCCCGTAGTATTGAGAGCAGCAAATCCATCTGATCCAGCGTTCGGTAGAATGCCATCAGTAAAAGACGTAGATGTTGCAGTTAAGAATGCAAAGGTAGTTAAGAAGACTGCCAAGAAGGCTCCAGCAAAGAAGTCAACTCGCAAGAGTGGCGGAGGCGGAACAAGCCATAACGTATTGTAATCAAAAATACAAATAAGATTTGACGGTTGTTATTTGACAGCCGTCTTTTCTTATGCTATAATATTATGCCTGCCCATATGGGGGGTAATTTAACTTATTCGCTTGAAAGGGGAATAAAATGAAACAAACATGGTCAACACTGGATCTATTTAATGATCCTTTTTTTATTGGCTTCAACAGAGAGTTGAATCGCCTAAACAATGCATACAAAACAAACTCACAGTCATATCCACCTTATGATCTTATCAAACTAGATGAAGATACATATAGGATATCTCTTGCGGTTGCTGGTTTTTCCAAGGGAGATATTGATGTCTCAGTAGACAATGGAACTCTTATTATTAAGGGAGAGATTGTAGATGTAATAGATGCAGAGGTAGTCCATAAGGGTATAGCAGGACGAAAGTTCGTAAGATCTTTTGCTCTTGGTGAGTATATGGAAGTGACCTCGGCAGAACTAAAAGATGGCATGCTAAATGTAAATGTCATCAGGGTAGTTCCAGAAGAAAAGAAACCTAAGTCTATTAAAATTAAGTAGTATAATAGACAGTATTCCGTCATGATACATGCAGTTGCTTATAGCAACCTTATTGCTGAGTACGGAGGACCAGGGTAATTACCTGGGGGACCTGAGCAAGTCTACTAAACTGCTCCATTATTATGTTACAATATAGTTGTCCCCATACAGGACCTTAGAGATGGCTTAGTTACCCATTGATATATACCGTGGCCTTCGTGCCTGAATTGCCTGTATGGGGCTTCTAATGCCCTTAAAAGGCTATATAATGGGTATATCTATGACAGACAAAGAGTTGTCCGCTTACAATAAGAAACAGTTTAAGCAGAGACTTACAGAGATAAAAGAGGCTGCTGGTTGTGCTGATTGTGGGAATAAGAACCCTATAGTCTTAGATTTTGATCACCTAGGAAATAAAAAATACAATGTTTCAAGGATGGTCCACGACGGGATGTCCTGGAAGGCCATTAAAAAAGAGATAGAAAAGTGCGAGGTAGTTTGTGCCAACTGCCACAGGATAAGGACTCATAATAGGTTTTTAGGTCTTACAAAGTGATATAATAGTTAGATGTTAAAAGAAGGCGACTTTGTTATGGGATCAACCTCTGAGGGGGTTATTCATGGCGTTATAGAGCACATTATGACTGAGGGTGGAATACTTGGTACTCCTGGATCAGAATATGCTTTGGTTTCAATGCCACCAGAAAACCCAGCAATGTCAGTTAGAATACACAAAGAAGAAAACGGTACATGGAAGCCAACAGCATACAGTATTGGCATGATGTACAAGGATGCTGAAAAAGCAGATATGGATAATCACTCAATGGATTCAGAGGTTGCTATGGCAATGTACGATTCGCAGATGGGCAAGTCGTATAAAGAAGAAGAAAAGATTAAAAAAGAATACGAAGGCTGTGGCTGTCCAATGTGTAAAGAACTAAATGTTACATGCGAAGAATGTCCTCAGTGTCAGGCTGGAGAAATGAAATCAGATTGCTGTGGTAATGTAAGTAAGCAAGCACCTTGTTGGGATGGATATGTTCAAAGAGGAATGAAGCCAGGAGACAATGGTAAGCCAGTTCCTAATTGTGTACCTGCTGCAAAAGCAGATGATCTATTTGAAGATGATGATACAGTTGAATACGAAACAGATTCAGTTTCAAAAGCGGACGGATACTCACCACCAGCAGGAGCAAGATCTGCTGCTCGTAGAGCAATTAAGTTTAAGGAAGATGGAAAAGCAAATGGTGCTGGAACTGCAGTTGGTTGGACTCGTGCAGGGCAGTTAGCAAGAGGAGAAACTATCTCTCTCAGTACTGTTAAGAGAATGTTCTCGTACTTCTCACGCCATGAAGTAGACAAGAAGGGTAAGGACTGGGGCAACTCAGCAAACCCATCTAACGGATATATTATGTGGCTTGCATGGGGTGGAGATGCAGGATTCTCTTGGTCAAGAGGAATTGTTAATCGTGAAAAAGATAAAGCATTGTTTGCCGAATTTGGTAAAGATCATACCAAGGTACAAAGAGAAACACACACGATATAATGGGAAACAGAAAAGCATCTGGGAAGTTTAGGACAAAGCATCCATTTAATCCTGTTCAGATTAAAGACGGAATGATTGTTCGTTTAAGAAAAGACGGGACAGTTAAAGCAGTCCTTGGTAAATATGGAGAGTATAAGAAGGATAAGGGCTAATTAGTTTTATTAAATAAGGCTATTAATTCAGCAGTGTATTTTTCATAATCCATTTCAACAATTAAGTTACCATCTATTAATTTATGAATCTTGATGTCTTTTCCTATTTCAAAAAGAATATCTTTTATTTCTTTTTCTAGATCCATAAATCAATTATATCAGAGTAAAATTTAGGAGGGTGTGGTGTTGCAACATAGGCTATAAAAGTTTCCCGACAAATATAGGCTAACCACACCCTTGATACTATTATATCACCCTACCTACAGATTGTGAAGTTGTATTCTTTTTCCCATTTAACAATATCAGCCTCGTCATTTAGCAATGGCTGTCCCTTAATGTTAAGACTTGTGTTTAAAAGGACGGGAACACCAGTTTCAAGGTAAAATTTATTGATTGCTCTCCATAGGCCACGGTGTTGATCTTTATTTACAGTCTGAACCCTTGAAGTTCCATCTGCATGAACTACAGATGGGATCTTTTCTGGTTGTAGACACTTGACGGTATATTGCATATAAGGGCTTGCAAAGTCCATATCAAACCATTTAGATGCACACTCTTCCATAACTACTGGAGCAAATGGACGAAACAACTCTCTTTGTTTAATTAGATTGACTTTATCTTTAATGTTTGGATCTCTTGGATCTGCAAGTATGCTTCTATTTCCCAGTGCTCGTGGACCGTACTCGGCTCTACCTGTTGCTACTGCTACGATTCCATCTTTTAATATACCGTCCACAATTTGCTGAACAGGATACTTGCCTCCAAGATTATAGCCAAGATAAGGAGTCTTCCATTCAAGGTGCTTTCCGTATAGGGCTGCTGCTGCACCCAAAGAACTACCAGCATCTCCTGGGTTTGGCATGATCCAAATCATATCAAAAATATTCCACAGCAATGTATTTGCTGAAGAGTTAAGGGCACAACCACCCATAAATACCAAATTCTTTTTACCAGTAATAGAGTATGCCATATGCATAAAGTCATTAAGTCTTTGTTGATATACTACTTGTACCGCTGCAGCAATATCAAACCTATCTTGTTCTGTAATAGTCATGCACCAGTCATTAATTCCTTTATGAAAGTTATATTTTTGTTGATCATATTTTGGAAAATACTCATCTACTTCTTTATAATATCTTTTCCAATTTCCATAAGCAGCCATGCCCATCATAATATATTCTTCTTGATTTGGCATTAGCCCAATCAACTTTGTAAATGCAGAATAAAATAATCCAAAACTAACAGGATAGTTTTGCTTATACTTTAGTTTAATCTTATCTCCTTCACCAACCCATATTGTAGATGTGTTGTATTCACCAATTGCATCAAGCACTACGATTGCAGCACTACTAAAGGCGCTTGTATAGTAGCCTGCTGCTGCATGGGAATAGTGGTGGCTAAAAGATTTTCTTGGAATACTATCTATGCTAAACCTTGGCTTCCATTCCCCAGATCCACCCCTTAAAGCCAGCCTGGAGGCCTTTAGGAATGGCTTTTCATAGTAGGCAATGTGATCTGGTCTACCATATTGTAAGGCATCTTTTATTAAACTATCATTCACATACCAGTCATTTTTTTGCTTGCTATATCTTTCAGCATGCCCTGCAAAAAGTATCTCTCCATCTTCAATTAATGACACAGATGCGTCGTGAGAAGTTTCATTTATTCCCAATATTATCATTAGTAAATAAAGTTTTTCTTTTTTCTTTTTCTATTTTTAAAAAATAGAACTATTTTATAATACATCCATTTAATTTCATTAATCATTTTTTATTTGTTCATACCTTTCAACAAATTTTTCTGCTATGTGCTGATGTACATGAATGCCCCAATGTCCCAATTTTTTTTTGCCATCATAATCCGCAGCCCAGTTATAGAGAACATTATCTTTAAAATCTTTATGACATTCTTTGTGTTTATTCTCCATTAAAAGATTAGTTTCAGAACTATATTTGTTTTTACTAAATACATTGTTTAAATATTGAAATTCTCCCAATACATTTGATGTATTTATATAATTTTTTAATACATTTTTTGAGTTTTGTTTTATATGAGAGTTAATACCCTCATCGTCTTCATAAAAACTCCAAATTAGTTTTATATTATTAGACTCGCAATATTGTTCTAAAAATTTTACAAACATAAAATTATAAAACAAAACAAAATTTTTAGGAATTACACGAGACGGATCGTGTGGCGCTTTAGAAAATTTTAATAAACCAGGTTCATAAAAATATGATACAGATATGCGAGGCGCTTCATCTTTTTTGGTTTCTAAAGAATTTCCTGTACTAAATTCAAATTTTCCTGGAGTTAAAACATATTCCATCCTATACAAAGGAAGTAGTGCTAGAATTATTTTAGGATTTCCTATTTCTTCAAAATATTTAAATGCTTTATATACCTGCCCCCCAGCGCTATCACCCATAATTGCCAATCTAGAATATTTTTTATTTAAATATTTGCAAACAAGATCAGGCCATGTGAAATTATTTGGAATTCCAGTTCCAAATGTTTGAGAGCATCCTAATACTAAAACTTCGTTATCTTTGTCAAACTGATCCGACCTATACCCATGATTATTTATATCATAATATACCACATCTACAGTATCAATCGGATTTGTCTGTCCTGCACCACGATCAATTTCTGCAACTGTAGATAATTGTGACAAGGTTCTATCAAATAAGCAAGTTTCTAAATAATTTTTTAAAAGTTCATCTTCTATAAGTATGGGATCCATTTTTTTTATTTTACAATTCTGATACCTGATAAGAACTAGGATAATGGGTAATAGATCCATCTGTAGATATTAAAAATTTTTCAAAATTCCAGCCAATGTCTGCTCTACCAGTAACTTCTTTGCAGTACTTATATATTGGATGGGCATTTGGTCCATTTACATCTACCTTTTTAGAAATTGTAAAGGTTACACCATAATTTGTTGTACAGAAATCTTTAATTTCTTGATCTGTACCTGGCTCTTGATTGCCAAATTGATTACATGGAAACCCAATTACAACTGTATTTTCATTTTGTATTTTTTGCAAATCCGCATACTGTGTAGTATAGCCACAATGGCTTGCGGTATTTACTATTAATATATTTTTTCCTTTAAAATTATTTAGTTTTATTTCATTTCCAAAGTTATCAGTAAGTGATAAATCATATATGCTCATAAAAATTTCTCCTTTAAGGTCTATAGTTTAATTATACCATAAAGGAGAAATATTATATTTTAATATATTAAACAGCAATTAGTTCTTGATCAACAGAATGAACATATGCTGGGTTTACAATTGATTTTTCTCCAGCCATCAATCTTTCGATATGATCACGAATAACTGCGTTTTCTTCGTTGAATATGTACTCAGATCTATCAGGACCCATTTTAGGATCTTGTCCCTTTGCAATAAGGTCTTCTTTTAGTGTGCGCTCTACATCCCAGTTTAATGTTGTAGCAGGATAATGCTTAACTACATAACCATCTTTGTCAATTAAATATTTTTCAAAGTTAGCATTCATCATAACTCCACCATCATGTTCGTTTAAGTAGCGTGATTCGTAATCTGTTTTTTCAACAATACCAAGTTCTTTTTTCTTTTCCATAATTGCTAAAACTTGTCTTGAAACTTCTAAATAAAGTTCGTGTCTTTCTCCAAATGGTTGACCATTTCCGTTAAGTCCTGGACCTTTGCCAAGCCATGGTGCTTCTAATGGAATATCTGCGGGATTAGATGTGATCATTTCTGAGAATGGGAATGTAACACCATAAACATCTTCTCCGTATAACTTAGAATCCATACCACAAGTAATGCCTTGTGACCACTTTCCTTTTGTAATGCTTGGTCCACAAAAATCATTAGTAGGAATTGCTACAACGGTAAAGTCTTCTCCAGCCAGGTCTTCTTGAATCCATTCAATAGACTCCATTTGTCCAGCGTTACCACAACCAACAGTCGTATTGATTAATAGCACTGCCTTGCCCTTGAATTGCTGCAAAAAGTGTGGTTCTTTTTCTGCAGATGGTAATTCTATGTCATATATTGATTTCATTTAAGACCTCCTAAAGGTTATGATAATATTATAACACCCATTTTAGCAGTCTTCTGCGGTGCTAACTGGTGCCTTTTCAACATCTATAAACGAGTTTCCGTAAAGTGTGTGTCTTGAGTTAGGACCTAAAACTCTTTTTACTCTGTGTTTGTATAGGTCTCCGTCTGCAATATGAGCAAGCATGCCAGCCTTTGGCTTAATTGTTATTGGAAGGTTTCCAAACTCTAACTCTCCACCATCAAAGTCGTCGTTAAGGTATAGGCTAAATGAACCCTGAATGTTTGCTTCAGCACCAGGATCCTGATGCCAATACATCGCAAAGTCTATATTTGTTGTATCAACTTTTGATTCTGTAAACCATTCTAAATCTAAGCGTTCTTGAATTTCTTCCTCTGTTAAATATTTAAATGTTTGTAGTGTTGCATGTCTTTTATATCCTGGAGGTAAAACAGAATCAAGCCTATCCCAAATCCCCCCTGGATCAGAAAAAAGTGGAAGGCTGACTACTACTGAGTCCTTATCAGGAAATTTTATATTTCCATCATCATGATAAGAAGGAACTATGTCTAAAAATTTGTTTAATATATTTTTGTATGGAGACCTCATTGTTGGGTACCATCCATTTGGGTCATCGGTTTGTACTTTAAACCATGCCAACTCTTCTGTTGTTAAAAAATCTTCAATAACCCAAATTTTTTTGGCCTCGTCCAAATATATTTTATTCATAACAATATGATACCATAGTTTTTATTTTAAGCATTTTGTCAGCAGTCGTCCTTTGTGCTTAATGGAATTTCTGGTGTTGACCAGCATTGGCCATATAGCGTGTGCCTATCATTAGGGCCTAAAACTTTCTTAACTCTATGCTCAAACTCTTTTCCTACTGGTATATTTATTAGCATGCCAGCCTTTGGCTTGATAGCATGACCACTTTTAAACTCTATCTCTCCACCTTCAAAATCATCATTAAGATAAATAGAGTGTGAGGCTGTTCTGTTTTTATTTTTACCAGTGTCTTCCCAGTGCCAATCCATCGCATAGTCAATGTCCTTAGCATCTTCTGGGTTAGATCTAATAGCATGCATTTCTGCATCACCAAGAGACATACTTTCGTCTCTATCTCTTTCTATTTCTTCATCAGTGCAATACTTAAAGGTTTGAATTCCGCTATTGGGTCCATAGCCTTCTGGGAGAACAGATTCTAATCTTTTCCAAATGCCGTCTTCTTTAGAAAAAATATCCCAAACTTCTTGAACTCTTACGCTATTTTCAGTGGGAATTGAAAGTGTCCCGTCTGGCTCATACTCTGGTATATGCATTGGCCATCTGTTTAATATGTTTTTGTATGGAGATCTCATAGTTTTGTACCAGGCACCTGGAGCATCCCAATATTTTTTTAATATATTTAGTTCTTCTTTAGTTAAAAAATCTTCTATAAACCAAACGCCATCGCCTTTATCTAAATATATTTTTTCCATTTATATATAATACCATACTTTTAGTATCTCCAACGGGATTCGAACCCGTGTTGCCACCGTGAAAGGGTGGAGTCCTAGGCCACTAGACCATGGAGACATAGTAGAGCAGGTAGGACTTGAACCTACGATAACCGAATTATGAGTTCGGGGCCTTAACCAACTTGGCTACTGCTCCCCGTATTTTAGTTTGATATAGATCTTAGACCAGAAGAAATAATTTCTTGTCTTTTGGCAATTAGTTTGCGTTCATGTTTTGACAAGTATGGCTTATCTTTTAGTCTTTTCTTATTTTTTGCATAACGCTTTGCTTTGTGTTGAGATAACTTATTATTATTTTTTTTCATAGTCTAATCATATCATAGTTGACTGTTCTAGTCAACCACGATCACCGTCCCAATCTCCTATTTTTGTAGTAGGAATTCCATTATCCTGCCACAATTTTATAACATATGGGTTGTCATCTATCGCATGAACAACATCCCAAAGTTCTGTAATCCTATTAAGGATATCCCTTTTGGTTTCGTAATCTGGCCTGTGATCATCGTCTGCCCTCATAAAAAGTGCATGACACTTTATCTTATTTCTTGCAAGCCACAGAGAGGTTATACCACGATACTTTTCTTTTCTAGATGTAACAATTATTATAGAGTGGTCATCACTAGCAGAATTATTTAGCATCTCAACAACTTCCACATTTGGCAGGGCATCAATAGAAGAATAATGAAAGGCATCGTAATCTTTATTGCCATTACGAACATAGTGCAAGAACGGATCTACATTAGCAAGAGTTCCATCTACATCATAAATGTGTGCTGTAGGCTTCAATTATGCTCTTTCATATGTCTTGCTAGAGACTCATTGGCCATGATTCCCCATCTTAGTTCCCACTCTTTTTTGCAAACAGAACATACAACCATTCTACTCATATTCCGTTATCCTCCATATACTTTAATCTTTCTTCTGTGTCATTCACAGGACCACCTTCGTCTTCCCACTTTTCCCAATACGCAATACCATTTTCATCATAGTCATCCCACTCAGGACCAGACATGTCTACTTTAAAAGACAAAAGGTCTACCATATAGTATGTGCCCCATTTTTCATAAGGTTTGTTTACATAATGCCAAACTTTTGTATGAAACTTAAAACGAGGTCCAAAGTTTTCATCATCTTGTAGGTTAAATGCTTTAACTAAACTATTGCTTGAAATTTGACCACACAGATTTCCAATCCATCTTAATGGAACGATCTTAGTTTTTTCTACTCTTTGTGATATCATCTGTTACTCAAAATCTTTTTGGTTTTCAAACATGTTGGTCATATAATTGTTTTTGCCTCTTGCTATGTGTGCAGCAGCCATTCGCATGCCTATTGCATTTGTTACTGATGATTCAATAGGAAGGGCTTCAATCTCTCTTGCTATTTCTTCTCTTAGTGCCATTTCATCTATACTCATTTTGTCTTCAATCCTTAGTTCTGATCAACTTTGTATGTCATTACAAAATAGCATACAACATATCCAGCAATAAAAGCAGGGATAAGAAAAAATAAACTAATCATGTGCGTTCTCCTAAAGTATCTGTTTTGTGTAATTGTTTCCAATAAAAGTATGACTTCATATATACAATGGTATATGCAATTGCAGCAAAGATAAAGCCATACTGTTTAGTGCTTATTGCATAATATATCCACATTGCTTCATTGAGGGTAGCCCAAATCCAGCCCCATATGTGCTTTCTGCCAATAAAATATATTGCTGCAACCCCACTGAGAGCGAGCACCCATGAGGCATAGTCATTAATCCATTGTTCCATATGTCCAGTATACCTTACTTCAGTGGTTTGGTCAAGTTCTTCCCTTGGTTTTAAACCAAGAGCCTATAAATCCATTGATCACTCTTTGTCTTAGTTCTTCTGCAAAGTTTCCATGAGGAATTTCTGAGCCTAAATATTCTTGTCCTGTTTCAAGGTCTATTAGTTTCCACTTAGCAGGAGCCTTAGTATGTATAATTAAATCAATTGGCTTGTCGTAGGAATCAACTTCTGATCCATCTTTAAGTTTTCTTTTGTTAATTTTTTAATCCTACCTTAAGACACTAGAGATACAGTAAAGTGCTTACCACAGACATCAGCAACGATGTATTTTTCATTTTTAATGACTATATCGTAATACATTGCTTCTTGATCACAGAAAAAACATTTTGTTTTGGTCATAACCTTATTATATCATGAATAATACTATTTATTATCTGTATCTACTTTATCTTTAGGAACCCAGACTTTTTTTCCATCTTTATAGACAGGCCAGTAGCCCAAGGCCCTCCAGTCCATCTTCGTAATCTTAGGCTCTCTTGGCACACCACACCTTGTAATCACTCATAGTTTGATGAGTATCCCAGTAGTTAATGTTTTCTTTGTCCATTCCGCAGGTTTTACAGATCATTATTTAGGCTGCTCGTTCCTTAGCAATAACATCAAGTTCTTCTTGAACACCAGGAATAAGTGAAGGGTACTCAGCAGCAAACCTAAGAAACTTAGAGAATGCCCAAGTTGGAACCATTAGAATTAACCATGCATATCCAACCCACTCATGAACAAAGGCTCCAAGAAAAATCCAAGGCAGGATAACCATAAAGATGCTAACATTTGGAATGTCATCCTTAGATGTAGCAATAGGAACAACTTCATTTGTAGCAGCCTTAGTATTCTTAGACTTAGACTTGCCATTGAGCATAGTGGTACTTGATAGACCAGTGCCATTTAGACCAGCAGTACCTCTTACCTGCCCCTTAGAATTAACACTAACTCGTGCACCATTAGTACCAAGTGATCCGCTAATACCATTCTTACCAAGTGTGACTCTGACTCCTGGCATAATCTTCATGCTCTTTCTGAATCTAATTGCCATATTATTTTGTCCCCTTAATCAATGCACACTCTGGGTTGTCTTGAATCTGAATCAACCTACCACCAGTGATCCAATAATCTAAAGAAGTATATGTGTTGTTTCCTAATGGTGTTGTGTATCCCTTATTGACAAGAAGTTGCTCACAAACAATAAATCCAATGCAGTTCGGTAATGAGTGAGATGCGCCAAATTCTCTGCATAATACAAAGTTGTCAGTTTGCATTACATATTGTCTTGGGTTGTTTGGGTTTAGTTTTGCTTCTATTTTTTTTGCTTCATCAATTTTTGCTTGTGCTTGTCTTGCAGCCTCTGCTTTTGCATTTGCTTTTTGCTTTTCAAGAAGTTTTGCAGCAGCGTTAAATTGAATGGCATCATTTTGGCTTCCGTCGTTTATTGTTATTCCATAATTCTTTTTAATTTTTGCTACAATTTTTTCATATTCTGCAGACTTAGCAACTCCACCATGTTTTGAGCATGTGCCCCTGCCAGTAGAGGTTGAGTATGTTCCATCTTTACACTTAGTTAGTGCTGCTTGTGCTGGAGTGAAGCCCCCAGATAGTAAAAGCACCGATACTATAAAAGCAATTTTCTTCATTTTAGTCCTTCGTTAGTAGGTATATTATAAGTATACACTTTGCGAGGGGGTAAGTCAAGTCTATTGTCTATGTCGTTTCTTATTACCAAACTTAGATTTAACCTCAGCCTTAGCCTGATTAACTATAGCATTAGTAATCTCTTCAACACTAAACTCTTGATCGAACTCTGCTTCGTTCATCTAAATAACTCCACCCCTATATACCACTTTAAAAAGTATACACCTAACTCCCACTCATTAGCAATAGGATACCCCCAGTTGTATAGGTATATTCCAAAAGAATAACCAGCAGTCTGTGTACCACGATTAATTTTAATTCTCATCAGTACCCTCCAAGACATTCGTTGCGTGTGTGAAACAATCTAATCTTTGTCAAAATTTTGCGGGATGGAGCAAACAAATCTTCCTTACAGCATCCACACTTCATATGCCATTCTCTAGCAAAGAAGTCATACACAGCACCCTTAGCGTTGGCGTACTTGTTGGCTACAAAGGTTTGAAATGGATCTGGTATTTCCATGTTTATCATATATACATTGTATCTAATATATAACTATAAGTCAAGCCTTTATTCATAATGTTTATTTAACCAATCATTCTCTTTATATCTTGTTATGCTGTTGCCAACGACATAATTATCATATTTTTCTTTTCTTATTTGTGTCATTTCATCAACTGTATAGTCTATGATTTCAGATGACCAGGACTCATTCTTAATTGGAATTACCTGTGCATAAGGTGTACCTGCTGGGATTGTCCCATACCAGCCATCTTTAATGTAAAAAGGATAGTTTCCAGAAACTAAATACTTTGTTGCGGCATCGCTAAAGCCTGATATAGTTTTAAATGGAAGATCCTGTATGTTTATTGGGTGCGTAAAGAACACAGTGTACCCTTTTGGAACTTCAAACCACCATGTTGGTCTCCAAACAAGAGTATATGGAGAGTAACCATCTGGGTGTGGTAAACCATCTTCAATCCCCCTATAGTCGCAAAAGCCTCTTGCTGGTCCACAATCTTTCCATTTTTCATCATACTCTATCATAGATTTTCCTCTTTGATGGTGATGAAGTCCTTCTTGAATAGAACCATCATTTGGCTTAACCATTATATCGCAAGGAGTAAATAGATAATATCCAGACATAAAAATATCTAGCATTGCTGGACACGATTTCCAGGTTGGCATTCTATGAATTTTATCTCCATACCTATACAACTGATAAGTACCATCTTGATTTTTTTTAAACTTTTCTTTATCTAAAAACCATTGGGGAATATTATCTTTGACTGGCTCTGGCCTATAGTCCTTAGTAGTATTATTTGATGGGTGATATGAATGAAATTTTATTACATTGCTCATAACTAATTGTACCAAATTGTATCAGGGTATGTCAAGCAAGTATGGCTGTAAGAAGAACAACGGCAACAACTAATATAAGTAAGTATTTAACGCCCTTTTCGGCTTTTTCTGTATTCATATAACTATTATACCCTATTTAAAGTTCTACGCTTTCTGTCCATATTAAACCACATTTGGTGCAGGTAATACCAGCATCTCTCATGTAGAAGGTATGTTTGCATGGAGCAAAGACAGTGTGATCCTTGTAGCCTTTATTGCGTTGTTGAATCTTAAACTTTCCATTCGGGTCATGGACATGGCACAAACCATTTTTGCGAAAATCCTCAACATCTATGTTGCAAGGAGTTTTCTTTTTGGTTAGTGCTTTACATCTCATAAATCAAGTATCTCAGATTTTGCGGGGGATGTCAAGTATAATAGAACTATGACCCTACTATATATACTCTATAGCCCCATATACAAGGCTATCAAGATAGGTATATCAGATGTCTCAGGCAGAAGGTTTGCAAGCCATAGGACCAAGGGTTGGATATTGATCAAGTATTGGGCATTTTCCGAACGGGATATGGCAAGAAGAGTCGAATCTACAGTACTAAAAACACTAAGGGAAAGATATGGTTACTTTCTGGATAAGGCGGATATGCCTCAAAATGGATACACAGAGACCTTTGATGCTTCAAAGATAACCCGTAGGGCTTTGATCCGTATGGTTAACAAAACCATAAAAAGTATTTAATATTTATATTTTTTCAATGCTTATATTGACAACCATGCTAAGCCTGTAGTCATGATGTTTTGGGTGTTCCCAGGTGTGAAAATAGTCTCCATCAAAAATTACTGCATGGCCTGCACCTGGAGAAAACCTTTTTTTCTCTAAGAGTTCTTCTTGAGTGTGTGGATGACCATCTGCTTTTAAATCAAACATTATAGTATCTCCATCAGAGTCGTTAACAAAAAATAAAAAAATATAGTGTTTTTCTTTTCCTCTAAGATCTACATGAGGCATTGTAGGTCTTGGGTCATTAGACATAAAGGTCATGTTAGTTCTAGTCCTATATATCTCTAAAAGTTTAAAGCCATGCTTTAGACAAAATTTTTCTACTAGCATTTTTGCCATCGGTCTTAATTGATCTGGAATGTGTAGATGATTATTTCCAGAAATCATTATAAGTCTATCAAAAAACCTATCACCAGTTATTCCAGTTATCCCATCCTCAGATGTTCCAATGGTATTATTTGGATCAAAATTAAATGGTGCCTGAGATATCTCTAAAAAAACACTATTTAACTCTTCTTTAGTTAAAAACTCTGTGTCGATAATATAATCTGGAAAATTATTATCTATCAATTTTTACCCCTAATTCTTGCTTAACCAACAGTTTAAATTATATCACAATGCCTCACTTAAAGGTATCCAATATCATGATAAGTCAGATATGCCACAGGGGGGGGTATACAGAAACATTTGATGCTAGTAGGATAACTCGTAAGGGTTTAATCCGTATGGTCAATAAGTTAATTAAAGATCAGTAAATCCTGCTCTTTTTAAAATGCCCCAATATTCTTTTGAATATACAAACCCAGAATAGGCTATTCTATCTTTGCCAATAACTTGTTTTACTGCATGACTGTACTCTTCGCTTGCTGGAAACACAATTAGAGTTCCTTTTTTAGGCATAAACTCAATTGGCTTATGCTCAAAGACTAACTCGCCTCCAGAGTATCCATCATTTAAATATAACACAACTCCAAGAGTAATCCATCTTGATTCGTAATCGCATTCTGGGTGATTCTCGTAATGATATCCTAGCGCTAGGTGGTCAGATGTGGCTGGGCTGTACTTAGTCAGCATGTTTGTTCGTCTTAGTTTTTGATTTTCGTCATCAGTTACGAACCTAATCTTATCTTCTATGTTTTCTTTAAAATATTTAATTGATTCTTCTGACTTAAAAACAGATGTGTATATCTTTTCGTGCTGATCGTCTGCACCTCTTAACTTCCACTCTATGTCAGATGCAAGAAGTTCGTCGATTTCGGATTCGGCGATAAAATTGTCGATATAAAAAATGTTTTCTTCTATGTATGTTTTTTCGTGAATGTCCATATAATTTAATTATAGCATAGGGTCTTTAGAGTTCGGCGCAAAATAGAGATAACAAACCTTCCCATGCCCTAAAAGGGCAATATCGGTTAGTATTCTGTATCTGGCGCTTTACATTTACGAAGATAGTCCGCTCCATAATGATCTAGCATAAATAGGGTGATCTCAGCCTTATCGTTTGTAACCACAAAATCATTACATTTATGGCAGTCCATCAATAGTATTTCTTTTAGAGGTATTTCCCAGTCTACCTTATTGTCCAAATATTTGCGGGGATCAAAAGGTTTCATCATAATACCTATTATTCATATATCAATTATACATGATAGAATCAGGGTATGAATAATGAAGTAAGACATATAGGTAGTAAAGTCATTATAGATATCGCTAATGCCGAAGATAGTCTAAGTGAAAGAAAGCCCCAAGGATGTAAGGCAAATGCCACCAATAGCCATGATGGCCAATGGGGAAAAATAGGGTTTTGCCCATGTGGAGAGTATGTTGCCCATCAGAGCGATAGGCCATGTAAGGTTGCTGACACTATAACCGATGAGGAGTTTCTTCCTAAGCCAGATAACTGTACATGTAGGACAGATGCATGTCCATGTGGTTCATTTGTGTCACATAAGGCCATTGATCCATGTACCGCCAAAGAATAGGCTACTGGGACTCTGATAGGCTTTCGTAATACTCTGCAGATGCCTCAATAATCTGGTTTGCTAATTTGATAGACAGGGCATCTTTATGCTTACCCTTTAAATGATCGTATAGGATATCTGCAATAATCTCATGTAAGTTCATACCTACCCATTATAGCATTATAGTTATCCACAGGCAAAACGATAATTTAGATAGGCTGAATTAGCCGAATTTCCAATCCCAAGCAGGATTATCTGGTAATCCCGTTACGTTTCCTGATCCCCCAGTTGATGGGTTCATGTGAACATGTGGTGCAAACATTGCGTGGTTCACATAGTGTTCATGATGCCAAGCCCAATGTGCGCCCATTGTAGTATCACTAAGAAGAATTAGAGCATAACATATACCACATAAGCCCACTGGTCCGACATAACCAAAATTAGGATTAGGGTTTTCAAATACAACTTGGCATGAAGATTTGAACGCTTCCCAATCTCCAGTTATTAGATCACTCATTTTACTATTGTATCATATTAGGGTTTGTCAATATCCACCATATGGGGAGGTGTCTGGTGTATCGTAATGTTTATATACCCTGGCATTTTGGACACTGCTTCGTAATGTCTTTTGTACCATAGGCTACTTGGAACATAGCCCCACAGTCAAAGCATAGGACATCTAACATTATCCAGTCATCCTAATTTGTTGGAGATAGGCCATATAGTTAAGAAAGATAAATAGGCCAAGCATTATGATCAGAAAAGGTTTCATGGTTTAATTATAGCAGTTCCACAGGTTAGTCTTATTGTTTCCACCATGTATAGAATCTGGTTAGTCGGTCAGATTTAAAATAATCATTTCTGAACTTTTGTGGTTTTAAATAGATACCTGGATATACAGCATCTATTAAGTATCTTGCTGTCTCAATATCAATAATTTTTTCATAAGCATCCCTCATTATGCTATGAATAGTATCTCTACGATAGGCATCCAAATCTTTTTCATCTAATTTTGACATTTCTTCTTCAAGTTTTGCTTTAATGTATACTACATTTTCTGTATAGTCTAACTTCATTTTGATCCCTTTGTTGTAGTTATATCCTAAGTATATACCCGTAGATGTGGTTTGTCAATCATAGTTATCCACAGGTTTATCCACAGATAAATGTTACTGATTATTTAAATAGATAGTCTAGAAGTGGAGTGAAGTGGAGGATAGTGGAGAATGGCGCACTTTTATAGAAGGCGTTCGTAATGCCAAACCACCAAACCTCACACCTCCAAACCTCATACCACATATGCCCGATATTGTCAAACCTCACATCCCATTGTAAGGTTTGGGCATTATACATGCAAAACCTTGGTTTGTCAAGTCCTTGTATGCATGATTTTGCCCATAAAAAATCTCCCAAAACCAGGGAGAAATTGTCGATAATCGTAATGTTATTTTATAAAACCAATATGAAATTTATAGAAAACCAGGATAAAAGGTTTGTTATTCTATAGGGGGTTGTTTTGTTCTTCTTGATCCCCCGCAATTTGCGACGGCATTGGGTAAGGCGCATCAATGATAGTACTATTAACGATTTCGGCAGGGGATCTAAAGAAAGGAAAGAACACCTTTAAGGTTACTATACTATATAACATACCTGTTATAGTACCTACTTTGTTTTCAATACGCTTTTCCATATCTCTTTCTTTTTCAGAGACATGATAGTGGTTTGAATATAGTTTAGCAAAGTGGTGTGGCATATATTAATTATACACCTGGTTTGACAAACCAAGGTTTCTATGGTATAAGGTTTGGGGATATAAAGGTTTGGATCGTAATGCTTCAGTGGGGGCTACGGTTTTGGGGTTCGTAATGTCTTTTCGTAATAAGGTTTAGAGGTTTGGTACTTGACAAATATCCAAAAATATGTCACGTGCGCTTTTCACTCATCATCTTCTAAAAGATCGGTGATATCTTCAAACCCTGTATCCTCAATATCTAAACCTAAGATAAGCAGATCAAATGATTCGTTTATATATTTCTCTAGTGTTGGTGTGCTATTAATTATCCCCTCGGCATATGCAAAAGCAAGTGGCAAACCAAGATCATTGTATACAAAGAAATCTGCCAACTCTTCATCATCTTTATAATTTAACCAGAGTTGTCCTAAGATCAGGGCCTTACTTTCAAAAGTTGTTTTTGGCATAATTTGTACCTTCCTTAGTCTCTTTGGCTGATTCTGCTATTACCTGTAATCTATTATACACGACATTGGGTTGGGACTTTGCTAAGTATTCCCCCACTAATTCCAAATCAACTCTGAGGTCGGAAATCTCATTGCCAAGTTTATTAGCAACCTTTTCCTCCGCTGTCAGTATTCGTCTTATACGCATAGTCCTCCTCCATTATCTATTGTATCAAAAAGTAGGGGAAAGGGCAACCCCACGCTGCCCCTCCCCTGTAGGTCTAGGAGACCCAGTCCTAGACCTGCTCAACTAAAACTTTTGGAGCATATGCATTAATAAAGTCAACCCAGCCAATAACATTTCTATTATTGTCAATGATAGTTTCTTTAGCAATGTCGATGACTACCGTCGTTTCCCCCAGGTCATAGTTACTCCCAGTGATTGAATAAATTCCAAACCCTGTCTCATCAAGAATAGAATCTTGCATAAGGTAACTAATCATCATACGATTGAAGTAAGCATAGTCTGACCACCTAGGCTTTGCATGCTGCAGGGCCATTGCTAGGTCCCGCTGCCATTCAGTCTCACCCCAGTGGCTATATAGGACCACATGGGCCTCATCTTCAACATCCTTAAATACAAAATTAATACGGGCTCCCATTAGTCATTCTCCTTAAAAGATACGATTGATAGTTGGCTTAGTACTTCATTGAGCAGCGCTTCTTCATCTTCTGCCTCTGCTTCATATCTAAATGTCATGTAATCGCCTGTTGGCTCAAAGATAACTTCTACTTTAAATTCTGACATTATTCAATCTCACCTTCGAAATCAATAACTACCTTGCTAACTCGTCCGTCCTCGTTGAGTTGAACATAGACAGGGTAAAGTCCGTCACCATAGCCTGTGTTGAATACAACAGCAGAACCGATACCAAGTTCGCCATAAGAATTAGAAATGGTTGTGGCGCAAGCGCCGTGATAAGAATAGTCGCCTTGCTTTCCGTCTAACTCGAATGCTTCTCCGTCATTGGTATTCCATTGGTCAAGGTAGCAGGGGTCGCCTACCATTGCTTGTCCGCTATCTACCGCAAATGAACCTGCTAATACAAGTTCGTCTAATACATACTTCATTGGGTCTCCTTTATTGTTAGTCCTACTAAGGTCATTTCATCAAGTGTAGCACATTCTGTGCATTTTTCCAAATCGTGGTCTTGGAAGGAATCTCTAATAAGATTATCAGGGTCTTCCAGTTCAGCATGGCAGTTCTCACAGAAGTACCAGTTATAGCCAATACGGATTTGAATGGTAGTGTCAGGTGGGCACGGTACCTCAGTAATGAAGTATCCTAATCTATTTACAAATCCCCAGCCAGACCAGATATAGGAGCCACCGTCATCGCCATCCCCATACATCCAGATTTTGTCAGGGGATTGAGATTTAACAAACTCTACCTCATCACCATATGTCTCAAACATAATGCCACCCTCCCCATTATCAAATGAGGCATTTGGGTCTATATGATTAGTGATTGGTTTGTATGTAGTTAGCCATTCATCAAATTCCATTTCAATAAACTTATCCATTTTTCTTAGCCCTATCACTAATAGCAAAGGATAGTTGATATGTTAGGGCATATACCCATGACAGAGCGTCCATTTGGCCTTCCCAGTATTTACGCTCCATAGAATCCATTGCCTCTTCTGTATATTCTTCTTGCTCAACAGCGGCATTGTATTCTTTTTCAGCCTCAAGCATGAGGTTCTTAAGTTCACCATGGAGGATGTCTGTGCCTGATTCTCCAAGGTCAATGAGTTTCTGTAGTCGTGGTTCTAGGTCTGTTGTCATCATTACTCTAGTATACCCTCGGCCACTGACAAAATGTGGGAGGTGGCAATCATCTGTCCATTTAGAGATATATCCTCTATCTCCAAGTCCCAGTATTCATCTGAGTTCATATCTTCAATTAGTATCATTTCAGATTTGAGTTTCTCAGAATCTTGCTCCAGCGATAGGAGGTGCAGTTTCATGTATTCTTTAAGTGTGTTTAGGTCCATATATTAATTATAGGGGTTTGAGTTGATTTTTACAACTTGGCGGGGTGTGACTTTAATCACAGGTTCATAGTCAGGGGTAGGATCCTCATCTACATGTGTAACAGTAGCATCCCATTTGCTTAATAGGATTACATGAGATGATGCATGGCAAATGCAGGCGGGATCAATCTGAGGCTCAACTGATGCAGTAATCTCTATAAGAGCATCACAGTCAGTACATAGATAAGTAAACTTAGTCCACATTAGCAGTCCTCACAAGTAGTATCGCCATAGGTAATAGATACTCCACAGTCAGAGCACCAGGATTCATCATACATTCCCATTACTCACCCCAATACTTTATAATAGTATTCATAGTCATATGGAGATTACAATCGCAATCCCCACCATTCATGTTCTCCATGAATTCAAAGTGCGATAGGTTGTCCTCATAGATTTCTGTTACCAGTTCATCTATGGTGTATGGTTTGTGGGTTGTGGTCATACTGTACAAGACTCCTGACATATGTGATAGGCTTTTAGAGATGATACTGTCAATTCTAACATTTCGTCAGGGTATCTGTCAAGCACCCAATTAAGTGCTTCACCAGCAGTATTGAAGTCAGAGGCAGTGCTACTTTCTCCATAGCCTTGTATAGTTGCTTCCCAGCAGTCAACGCCACCAGGGGAGCAGGAGTATTCCATTTCGTATATTTCTACATTTAGGGTCATGTATTAATTATGACAGGAATCCTGGGAAATGTCAAGTCTATCGTAAAGATTTTTTGGTTTGATATTTTTGGGGATTTTTAATAGTCTTCGTAAAGATTTTTTAATTTGACATTTTTATGTCCGATATGTCTGAATTGTCCACACGTGCGGATTTTCTTTGCGATTCCGATGGGATTTGAACCCACGATCTCTACAGTGACAGTGTAGCGATTTAAACCAGACTAATCTACGGAACCAAATGGTGAGCAGTTTTTATTCTTACTCAGGAATTTTTTTAATTATGCAATCTGCAAAACATTTTGCACAACTTTTAGCAAACGATTCTTTTCTGCATTGATAGCAGGGTCAAATCCGCTTGCGCTTGCAAGGATAGATTCGTTAGAACCACCACGAGCAGAACGATACCAATCAAGGCGTTCAGTTAGTGCATTGAAAGCACCCCACGCATTACCAGCAATCATTCCATTGAATTCGCCAGTGTAGATGTCATTGATAACATCAACCTTGTTTTCCCATTTCTTGAAAGCACCCTTAGAATCTTTTTCAGGCTTAGGGTATGCAGCAAGAATGATGTTGTTGAAATCTTGTGCGGTGATTTCTTTTTGAATCATAGCGTTAGCCATAACATCAAAAGAGTCCATGTACTTATGGGCAAGACCCAAAGTTTCACGAGCAACGGCAACCTTACCAGAAGCGGTCTGAGTGTGGCGAATCTTGAAAGATTGCTTGACACCATTCTTTTTCTTAGTAGTGTTTAGTGCAAGGTTAAGAGTGTTAGCGCATACAACACGAACAGGTGTGATACTTGCTTGAATAGCGATTGAGCCATCGTGTGATGTATTGATAAGTAGATAAGTCTTGACCTTATCTGCAACACCGCTAGGGTCTAAGATTGTTTCACGCTCTAGTGCTAATGCACCGAATACGACACGACCACCCTTGATTGAACCAGCGGTTTCCCAACGACCTCCGCCATCGAGAATGTTATCACCGAATGAAAATAAATCTTCATTCTGCATAACATGATAACGCTCACCAACGACACCAAGAATGTCGGTCTGAGAGTTGTCAGTAGGATTGGTACGCAATACATACTGATAGTTTTTGTCACTTGTTAAGTGTGATGGGGTTTCCAAATCCTCAAGACGAACATTCCAATTAGAAAGGCTTGCTAGGTCTAGCATTTCTTTTGTTGTTTTTTCCTCTGTGAATACGGTACCCAATCCATGCCAAGCGGGTTCACGAAATGATGCGAATGAAGCCTTACCATTTTGTGTTTCGATTTCATGTGCCATGAGTTTTCTCCTTTTTTGTTGTTGAATTTTAAGTATAGCAGGACGGGCTGACAAATGCAAATCGGGATAGTTAAACATGGGACAAATTGGACATTCCTTAATGTGATTAAATTCACATGATCGTAAAAGTTATCCACAGACTTATCCACAGGCCCCACGTGTAAATTTTGCGGGAATTAAAAGTTGAGCAGTTTTAAAACATGCTCAGGTTTATTAGTAGCCCCCTACTAAATATCTATACGGTCCACACTGGATGATAACCATGTGACATCATCTGAATTGTAAGATACAGTATCGAAATCAATATCATGAATTAGATTCTGTGCACTTTCTTCATCTCGTGCATTGACTGTAATTGAATAAAGAACTGTGACTTCCAATTCAAATTCTTTTGTTAACTCAAATCCGCAAATATCTGCAATTGCTTGTGCAGTCTCTTCTGAAATGGTACCGTCGTCCAAGTTTTCTAAGGTCCACTCTTGCATTTCATTACGCATACGAGAGCGCTCTGCAGCCTCACCATATGAGCGCTGAGTTACTTTTTGAATGTGCTCTTCAAGTTGTTGAATGCGTTCTTTGTTTTGTACTAGAGTAGTTTCTAAAAACTCTCGTGTCATATAGTGTGTGTCTGTTGCTACTGTGATTGGTTGGTCCATGGGGGCCTCTTTCTGTTAGTTGGTTAATTCAATTGTACTGGGTGCCACTGACATTTGTCAAGATCCCTTGCGGGGAGTAGTTTATACACATACTCAGGTGTCTTATCTCAGGCATACCTACACATCAAGGCGTAGGGCTTAGCAGAGATAAATTATTTAGAGATAACGAGCAACCGCATTGTAAGTGCTGGTGCTAACTACTTCCTCATCTGTCATCTTGAGAATACGAATTGCGTTAGACATTTCATCTACCATCTCGTTGTAGGTGTGTCTGTGGATTTGCTCAAAATTACGCTCAGGTTCAGCAGGAAAGTTTGTTCCGCTTTCTACCTTGATGTCAAAATCAACATTGAGAGTTTTGTTCCACTCACGATAGTTCGTGCGTAGATTTTCTGCCTTTGAGATTTGACTAATAGCATACTTTACTAATTGTTCGTTCCAAGCCTTTTGTGCTTCTTGGAACTTTGCTTCGTTCTCATCTTGTGTTTTGTAGTTAGCCTCTAGTTCTGCTAACTTAGTTTCTAGTGCGTTGATAACTCTCTGTGTAGGTATCTTTACGCTAATTGCTTTTCCTCTTGCCATTGGGTCTGTTTCCTTTTCTTTGTTTTGTTAGGGGGTTGGTTGAGCAGTTTATTTATTATCTCATGCTCAGGAGATAATTGTCAAACTACTTGGCTGTCCAAGTTGTGTATCGTGGCTTGCCATTTACATCTAACTTGACACGAACATTTCCGTTAGCCTGTGGTGTGATTTCTGTGATGATACCACTTACCTTTGACTTTTGAGTTGTGTAGGTGTCGCCTACTTTGTAAGTTGCGGTTGCTACTGACATTTGTTTCCTTCTTTCTGTTAGGGTTTTGCTTACTATCTAATTATGACATTTCTTGGGAAAAATGTCAAGTCTAATTTGAGATTTCTCAAATAGTGAGATTACTTGCTGGTCTTGACCATAGCCAAACGGCGTGAGCCATTTGCTAGAACTAGACTAACTCTGGTAAGTTTATTAGACATTGGCTCAAAACTAGCAATACGACCTGTAATGCCTGTCTTGCTTGTCGTGAATAAATCACCAATTTGGTATTGGTATCCTCCAAGGGTCATTGTTCTGCCTTTCTGTTGTGGGGTTTTGCTTACTATCTAATTCTAGCAGAAAAATGTCAAAAATACCAATTCAGCGGAGGATTTGGGGTGTGTCCTTAATCACATCTTAAAGGCGTGTCGTGACTTGACAGATCAAAGATTTTGCCCACGTGCCCTTTCGGGATTACTACTGATACAAAAATAAAATAAATAAAAAAAATGCTAAGAACATCCATTGTGTTGAATTCATTTATCTCATTTCTTACTCGCAGAAAAAATTATGTCACTCTTAGAGTATACACAAAGTGAGCAAGAAACGCAAGCGCTTCCATTTGTTGAGATAAGCGGAATTTGTTTATTATTCTCAGGACACTTAGCAGCAGGCTTACCAATCATTTCTTTTACATCTGCTTGACCAATAGCAAAATTCTTAGCAAGGTATGCCATGCGTACGCCACTATTAATTTTTAGGTCTACTGCGGTTTTTACATTCTCGCTATCTGCAGAAAAGTATAGGCTTAGATTATCAATACCCTTGAGCATTAGAGCAGCACTTGCTACACGAGTATAAACCCAAAATTGAATTTCAGGATGATTAAGTATTACATGCTTCCATGCGAATGTGTAGGTATCGTTAAAAAAGTCTCCGTCCCAATGAATACGGAATAGTTTAGGAGCGTCTTTCTTATTGCAGTCTGCAACAAAATCAACAATCATTTCTTCAAGCAATGCTTTCATAGTATCATGGTCTGCGTCTTTAAGCAATGCCCAATTGTGTAATAGATTAGTTTTTACTGCGGGGAATAGTCTTTCGAGTTTTCCTGCGTAGCATACGCTTTCACATACGCTAGTGGCACCAGGGCACGAGAAAGCCTTTCCAGCAGGTAATCCAAATGTGTTTGCGATACTTGCTTGTTTTCCATTTTTTGTGACAAGGTTAGCCACCTTCCTATCTTTAGAGCGTTTTAGTTTAGTCATGGGGTTCTACTTTCTTTCTTTAATTATAGCGGAGGGGTCTGACAATTTTTTTCTATTGTAGGTTTTCTTTGACGGAACACTTGAGGCAGCATTAGATCTACGCAACTCCATAAGTCTGCGTAATTCCTCGGGTGTTTTCTTTTGTGTCATAAACTAATCTTAGCATACATGGGATAAAAATGTCAAATCTTAAAATGTGATAAAGATCACACGACGCACGTGGGCATTTTTATGCGGGGAAGTGCATAAAAATACTTTTAGTTATTCTATTGTTTCAATAAAAACATACAACGGAATTAAATCAGTGTAAGAATAATTGGCAAAGTCTAATTCATCAAATTCATTCTTAGTCTGAATACTCCAATTATCTGCAGTTGAATCACTTTCAATAAACATAACTTCAACAATGTCATCACCGACTTTAATTAAATCGCCAATCATTAATTGATCTGGCTTGAGTTCATCTGCAAAGATTAGTTCCATGCTATTTATTGTATCAGACATTTTACTTTCCTCCTACTTTTCCGTCACGATAAAAAATCTTGGTGTGCATTTTGCCATTAGGCTCTGAAAAATTGTAGGTTGCATAGTCATCTGCAAATCCCCAATCCACAATTTTATTCCACTCGGTCACTGCGCTAATTGCGTCTGAATAACGACCAACCCAATGAGGTGAAGTATCATTATCATAGGTTGCAGTAATTGCGTATGAGTATTCCATTTTAGTATTCCCTTTCAATAAGCCACGCATTTAGGTGGTGTTGTTCAATTATTGCATAAGCGGGGGCAGTAGTCAAACCCTTATAGGTTATTCCTTCGGGCATAGGTATTTCCAAGTCCCATAGTCCTGCGTCATTTACTGCGTCAATAGCCTCAATACATACCGATACCATAGACTTAGGCACTGGCGGGTAGTGATTAGCAGATAAGTGAATACCTATCTGAGTTTCTAAATCAAGATGAATACCAAGATTATCAAGTGTTCCGTCTGCCATTTCTGTTGCAAAATTACTTCCCATTATCGTGCTTCTCCGCTCATTAGTAGTTCAGGCTCACTTAGTAGCCCATTATCCCAAATAACACTTCCGTCATAGTCTAATAGTAATTCGTAGGGATTACACTCGCAAGTTTCTGAGTCAAAATCCTCGCCATTTCCCCAATACAAATTACCTTGACCATTACAAGCATTACAATTCTGTATCGCTCTTAGTGCGTATTCTAATTTATCCATTTTTTCCTTCTTTCTGTTCATACTGAAATCCTATCAGATAGGGCTGACATTTTCAACCCTACCCAACCACTCACCAAGACGAATGGTACGAAAAGGACAAATTGGACAATTCGGGTAGAGCAAGAATACGCTCTAATTGTTCAATAGTATTCTCTAGGTCACGCCAATACCATTGATCGATATCTGTTCCACCAAAGAAAAATCCTTCTTGTGGTGGCAATAGGCTAGGGTCTTTATTTTCTAAAGAGTGCTTACAAATCGCAAGCAATTCTATTAATTTATCTTGTGATACATAGTAGTCACCGCAGTCGTCAATTCCTTTTTGTACATTTTTGACAAACCAATTATGAATCTGATTAGCCTTGCGCCAATAAGCACAAGTCACTTCTACGCTTGCGCCATAGATATCTGTTGCGACATTGGATAATTGTGTTAATTCCATTAGGTTGTTGAATTGCGGATATACCGCTTCAGGTGAGTCATAAGATAATTCGTCATTATCTCTTAGTGCGTTCCAATTCACTTTTTCCAAGTGTTTCTTGGCTAGTAAGTACATATCTAATCCCATTGGATTACCTTCTTTCTTTTAGGCTTCTAGCCTATCATTTCCTACTGACAAAATCAAACCGACACGCCGTAAAATCTGGGGGAATCTTAAAATGTGTCGTAAATCACCCTGTGTATAACCCTGTGGATAACCCCACGTGAAAATTTTGAGCAGTTTTAGATCATGCTCAGGATTTGAAAACTAGAATCCGTTTTCTTTTATGTCTTTAATTGCTAATCGCAATAAATAAAATGTTGAAATTAGCAAAGCAAGTTGCACAAGTGTTGTTAAAAATCTGCTCACGCATTTACCTCAATTCCTTTATAGCAAGCAAGAGCAAATCTATTTGCGTCAAATCTTGGATTATCAGTTTCAAACATTAGAGAAAATTCATCTACCAAATCAGCAAATAAAATTTCTCCTTGCTCATCAAAAACAGAAGTAGCAAAGTAATTGCTAAGAATTTCAGCAGTTGCGACATAGTCTTTTCGTGTCATCATTTATGAGCACACTCGCTTTCTATTTCGTGTCCAAATTCATCTACTAATTCCTCGTAGATTTCGTCTAAGTATTCTAAGTAATCGCTCATTATTCAGCCACCTTTAGAGTAGCCCAAGAATTGCCCTTATTGACTTCATCAAGGACAGGACCGAGAGCAGGCGCAAGCAAATCTTTTAGCATACTTTCAAGAAAGTGAATTTGAATTTCACTATCTAATTCTAATAGTTGCTTAGCAGTTGGATTATTTTCATCTACCTCAGTTATGAAGTGGAGAGAGTGTTTAATTGTTTTCATTTATTTTATTTCCTATTCTTTAATTTGAGGGGATAAGTGTGCCACGAAGTGTGCCACGAATTGAGAGAGTGTCGCAAGACATTTTGACCGCAACGCCTACTGGTAATTGAGTAGGATAAGTTGAGATAAATTGAGCAACCGCACCTTTAGAGGGCAGGCTAATTTTTTTAGTAGAACCATTAAAGGTTTCTAGTGTTATAGTGTAAGTCATTTTGACTTCCTTTCGTTTTTAGGTATAAGACTATCTTATACTATGGGGCTGACAATTAGTCTGCGTTTTTTACCGCTAGATAGCGATAGGTATCCTTTAGGTTAAATATTGAGGGATAGTGTGGGCGAACCTGAACCCGATAAGTATCACAATTAGCATACCAAACCTTATCGGTTTTTTCTGCGTCGATTATTTCGCCATTTATTGAGCGAGAATTGTAAGTCTTGCCAATTAGCAGACTTTCTACATTATAGACATTTGCTGACATAGTGTCACTTCCTTTTTTTCTTTAGATAGTAAGTATAGCATTTTTGGCTGACATTATCAAATCCAAATTCGGACATTTCCGACATTTTGAATGTGATACTCATCACACCGATTTTGCTATTTATTTAATTGTATAAGAGAATACTACCAGATAAATCTCAAAAAGTCAAGGCGACACGCCGTAAAT